GGCGAAGTGTTGAAGAAGACCCGGAACTTCTTACAACGCACAAATAACTACCCCCGATCCTACCCCGATGATTGTTCGGCGCCGTTTCACGAGTTTTTAGGTACGTTCTATGCGCCGGCGACGGGTGGAATAGGACAGACACCGGCAGCGGGTACAAATTACCCCCGCCAAACCCAGTGCGCCAAGTAAGCGTCCAGCACAGCCCAGCCCATCCAACCCCGCAAAAAAGCAAAAAATTTGTATAAGTACCACTGATACCTATACAAATCAATAACAACCCACTAGTCGGAATCAACACCGAGCCACCCACCTTTAGACGTTTCAGCGGCAGCAACGGTAGCAGCAGCAGCCGGCTCAGAATCGGAATCCGATACAAACAGCGCCTTCTCCGCATAGCGTCCGTCCACACGTGCCGACTCCACCTCTACCCAAAAGCGTTCATACGCCGGCTGACCGACCTCTGCCCACCACCGACGATTGCGCAGAACCGTCTTGGTGAAGTAATCATAAACGTACCAAACCGTTTCTTCTAACACAACCAATCCATCTATATTGTCAGGAGTCCAGGCACAGCATTCGGTAAATCCGGACTCTGATGACGGAAAGAGCGGACTATAACGGTACTCGTACGATTCAAGGTCATACTTCTCCTCCATGACCGTTCCCTCATCCCGCTCTACCGCAACCATCACAGGGGGCTTTGCTACAACGTAGATTTTTCCCATCCACGGATTTTTAGCACTCACTGCCGCTGAATACTTCGCATCCTTCAACATCATAGAGGTAAAACGCATTTCTATGTAATCCACGGCGTCCACATCACAGACTTCAGCCTGAAGCTGCATTTGGCAATAGTAATCGGGTGGAATGATACCGTTAAGCTCACGGGTGATAGGCGACTTGATTTCTACTAGACGTCCGCACCGGGGTCCGCTAGTGATAACACCGTCAGGTGATGCCGCTAGACGCGGTAGAAACGGGTGCCGAATACGACCAAGACCGTCGTAAACATTACCTTCGGCGAAACACCGCTCGTACAAGTCACGTACGACGGGCTCAAATCGCCAGCCCCATTTGAATGCCGATAACTTTCCTTCGCTGTCAAAGGTATATACCGTTTGCGAGGTCGTATCTTGCTCATGTTCATTTACGACGACCGGTGTTCCGCACTTCTTGGCAACGACCACGCCGATTCCGTTCGCTGTTCCGTATACTACATTACCGAACTCATGACCTGTTAGAAGTTCTAGGGTTTCGTTATGCCACATTGCGGATTTTTGTGCCGATTGTGGTAAAGCTTTGAGCCGATCAACATTTTCTGGTTTCGCAACCAAATTTTTTAACGCAACATCTCGGCAAAATAGGAAATATTCATAATAAATCGCACGAAGGATGAGAATTGCGTCATTTTTCGCACGTGTAGATTTAAAGGCAGTATCAATGAAGAATTTATTCGCCTCGTTCATCTCGGTGTCTATCCAATCGGTTAGGTCGTACTCATCGAGAAGACGAGGCGGATCTACCGATATCCAATCATCCAACCATTGTATGGATGCGGAGTAAGGCATTCCTATATTGGTAGACATTTTTTCTGTTTCATGGATCGCTTGTACCCCTTCTTTTTGTTTGTCGGTGTACCTCAATTTTGAAGGACGCTGAGTGTGTTGGATCTCCATCGCGTATTATTTTTAAACCACGAATGCTTAGAATTTTTCCTTCTTCGTAAACGAGTTGTTGCTTTGTATTCAGGAGTTTAGAATCGTTTGCCTTCACTAACGCCTTATTGAGATTCTCCTTCTCTTCTGAAGAAAGCCCAGGATATGATTCAGCGAATGTACGTAGTTTTTGTAGGCGAAGTCCACGCTCTAAGCGTAGCCATGGTTTAGTCGTAGAGGCAGCATGGGATTCGGCTTCAAAGAAATTGGTGAGTCGTCCCTCTACGCCGAAAGCAAGGAGGGCTTGCCCCATTAAGGTTGTAGGAGCGGCAGCACCCGATACATCTACAATAGGCGGAACACTCCCTGAAATATCGGTAGCGGATGAATTTAAAGGGGGCGATGCGGGAATCACCGGCAAAGGAGAGGTTGCGCGCTTTACACGTCTCGTTTTTACCCGAAACATTCCTATTATTAATATAACTATAACAAAGGTTTAGACTCTCCTTACGGAGTAAAGACTCAAAAAAAATAACAATTATAATAAGGATGACATCTGTTCAGTCGTATTATAAGGAGCCGACTAGTATTCGTCGTCAATTTACGGTCTATCCGTACTACGCTTCCGGTGTCAATACCTTTTTTACGGTCCAGAATAACACTCTTTTTCGTGCCCAGTACGATTTGAGTGGCGTAGATTACGTTGTTGCCCGTGATTTGGGTACAGAAATGGCAATTACAGGCATTGACCCAAATTTACTTGCTTTATGGACAGCCGACTCTGCAGATAGTCTTGCCGATTTTTCCAATGCCACAATCTTGAAGAATGGGAGTGCCCGTAAATTTCAGGTGCTAAGTATGACATCTGGCGCAGCCGATGCTGGAGGCACGTTTATAGGCGAAGATACAAGTCGTCTTTGGTACGATACAGTGTCAGGTAGTAACGCCGCACAGTATGGTGCCGGTGGTGAAGCATATATGGATCCTTTTAATTCCAATAGTTTGTTTAATACAGGTGGTTTCGCTATGCCTATTAATGACTTGCTCATTGTTGGACAAGGACAAACAACCTTTAGTAATAATATTATGCAGAATTTACCCTTTGGTACATTTTGGGCAGTCAATGACCCGATTGTTGTAGGTTATCAATTCTCTAGTGCTCCAGTCAGCCGTGCTATTAAGAATCGTATTGACGAGACTACGTTGTTTTAAGTCGCTAAAAATCGCACATATCTGTAATGGTTTCTGTAAAATCAATACAGTTATGTTTAGCGGTAAATACAATTGTACTGTGTTTTGCTACAGCGCATTACGCTTTTTTAGAATCGGTTCATTACAATCCCACATTTACTATACTATCAGTATATCTGAAGGATTATCTTATTATAGAAGCGCTCAATGGACTTGTAAGACAGCGACCGTATATATTTTATAATGATATTCCACGGTTACAAGAATTTAATACTAGAGATTTTGTATCAACGTATGGAGTGGAAGCCCTGAGTTTTTTGGGCGCCCTCGCCTTAGCACCAACGACAAACTCCCCAGCCTTAGAATATCTTCTTTTTATTCCACGGACATTTATATTTGAACTTTTATTTGATTTTTTCCATTATTGGACCCATCGTTTCGGACACTCGCATCCCCTTATTTATAATTATGTTCATAAATTACATCACAGCGACTCATTGGTAAACGCCTATAATACATTTCATCATACACTTGCCGATATTATTCTTACCAATGCCGTTCCTATTTTACTCGCCGCATATCTATTCCCTCTACCCCGTTTCACTCTCACGCTCTTCTTTTGGTTCAAAACCATTGTAGAGGTATCCGGTCATACAGGAAAAGATACTACAAGTTCTTTTTTACAATTCATCTATTTGCCAAGGACACTAGGAATAGAATTATACTCGAGAGACCACGGTTTACACCATTATAATCCAAATGTAAATTTTTCTAAACGGTTCTCTATTTGGGATAAAGTGTTTGGAACGTTCAAATCTGGAACAACTTTGCGAGACATTGAGTAGCGATGAACGCCCTTCTAGGACAACCCGATGCGATTCCTGTTAGCCTCGGCTGGAGTTGCCATATGGCACTCTATATTCAAGAGTTGGGTGATATGGAGCGCCGCCGCCACGAGCGGCACGTCTTTGATTGGTTCGGCTCCCCAATGTGGTCTATTTGTGAACTAATTGACTTAGATTTTGAAGGGATGACGGACCGTACAAAGATTATCCCTCGGCGCCGTTATATGGATAATTTTAAAGAAATTCTATCACATACTGAGTACGAACTACGATTTCTACACGAATTTAAGGACCATACAACTATTACAGATGACGAATGGACACAATTTGAAGAAAAGTATGCTCGTCGTGCTCAACGATTTCGTAATTTACTAACAATGGCAAAACAAACGAACCGAAAAATTATCTTTTTCCGATTGGAACAGGTATATTATCGTCGTATTCAGTATATTAACCGATTTGAAAACGAAGATTTTTATGTGAATTATTTTGCTGACCAGATGCGCCAAAAGGGTATCCGATTTCAAATTATCTATTTGACGACAACACCGGTGAGAACATATAGAAATAACATAATTTATGTACCATTTGCCAAAGATAAACCTGATACAGACATCGGATTCAATCAAATACAGGAGATTGTAAAGGCGAACTTACCCTATATTCGCGAGGCGTTAAGAGCGGTGTAGAAGAACATTACCAAAGATAGAATGGACGGTGGCGATTCAATTGAAGCCCGATGGGACGCCTATGAAAAGTCAAAGCGATACGGCTACCCTGGGCTCTATGATCCTACTGCCGCGCCCCAGACTTGTCCCGTGTTAAGAGTACGCAAGGAGTACAATGCGCGCGATTCAATTAATAGTCGTGCGTGGGACTTCTTTCATGCCACTCCACCTACACAGGTATCATCACATAATCTTCAACGCAATCCTCCGGCATATATGGATATGAATCCGATTCCATCACGCACAAATACAGTTCAGTACCGTAATCAACCAGAATATATACCGAATCCTGAACGTGGTGCGGCGGCAGGCGATTCTTTAGGTGTTCCCCCGCCACCAGGTCCTATCACTCATCCAGCGAAAGAGTTTTCAAAGAATCCGTATATGCAACGTTTGGATGCGGATGGAGACGGGTCACGCAATATTGTACGTGAACTCAAGGCGGCGGTCTATGAGGATAACCGTGAGCTCGGTGTGGATACAGATAGGTCCCTTACTCAACGGCAGTTTCAGGACCGTTGGCTGCCGCCCAAAACGGGCACGGATATCCAATCGTTACAGGCGTATGAACTGCTAAGACCAAAACAGGATGACTGGCGCAACAAATAATCGCTAGACAAATTAAGGAATGTCATCACCACCGAAGACAACGCCTGGAAGAAAACTTGCGGAAATACTTGCCGCTGACCCCGTATATCAACAAATGTTGAGTGGAAAATCTTGGGGAAATATAATGTTGGAAGATGAAAAGCGATTCCCTCCAAACAAGACACGCCGAGCGAAGTCAAAGTCGCCATCACCAAAACGCAACGCAACCCGAAATAATCATTATGCTATGAATGTAAAAGATGCCGCCGAGATACTTGACGGATTTAAGGCACCGGACCTCAAATTGCGCAAGGGTATTTGGGAAAACTTTCCCGTCGCCTTAGTCGCCATCGATGACGGTGATGGTGTAGACCGCTATGGTGTTGAGTGGCACAATAAACATGTCAAGGAGTGGCAGAAGACGGCACCAAAGAGTAAGAAAGAGAAAGAGAATTATAAGCATTGGTCTCAAGTACGTCTGTTTCATTCGTTGAAGCAGTATCCTAAGCAGTATAAGATATTGCCACCACGTAATCCGAAACAGTTATTTGTGCTGGAAATGGTGTTTAAAAAGCATTAAGCGAAGAGTATTTTTGGCGGTATTACCGCCATTGATATCATACGAAAGAAAAGGAGAGCTACGAAGATGTTGCCGAGCATAACTTCAAACGATGCCAACGGCACCGTTGAATCATTATACAATAATACACTCTTCATCAATTCTGATAAACTGGGCAATCCGTCCTCTTTTTCATATTGAGTAAATATACACCGTTTATACACACGATGGGACACTATGATAAAGACTAGTAATCCTAAAATGAAAAAGCATTCTTGAAAATTTGTAGAAAACAGCGCACCGAACAGAACTAAAGAACATAATAAAAAATGATAAATGCGTATTGCCCAGGCGCGTACTACAACAAAGAGCCCCATCTTACTATAACACCATAATTAACTAAACGAGACGACCACCTCGCACTCGTGGATGTTCACCTTCTTCATGGCGGAGGTTGTGAGCTCACAACGCTTCTTACGAGACGATTTTACAGAGCTAGCACCTACACTGGCAGCGGCAGTAGCAACAGAGATATCGGAGCCTGCGGCAGACCCCGCCCCCGCCGAGCCAGTGGAACTAACACTATTTGTTAGAGATTCAGATGCCCCTGCTGATACTGTGCTGTTTGAACGGGAGTAATGCTCCTTGAGGGTGTTATTCATATCCTTTTCAATTGTTTCACGGTTTGCGAGAACGTAGTCGTAAATCTCCTTTTCAATGAACCAACGGAAGAAGTTGAGTTGTCCTACAGTTGTTACGAAAGGGGTCTGACCACGTGCTTCAAACTGAATACGTTCACGACGGCAGAAGGGGTCAAAGAGTCGCTTTGAATACGCATTGAGCTCACGCTTATAGTTGAAATAAACGAGGAAATGGCGATTCTCCTTTGTAAAGGAGGTATTCATCTTCTTCGCATAGTTGGTCACAAAGTAATCGACCAAACGGAGGCTGATTTCGGAGTTGCCTTGTAGGATTGATAGTAATTTCTCTAGGTTGCCCGGAATAGTATAAAATTCCTGTAGCCATAAAACGACCTGATCTTGTTTACATAGTACGCGCTTCTGGTTTTTGAAGGTAACGGCACGACGCTCCAAACCAACAGGTCCAGCCGGAGTTAGGGAATTCATTAGAATCGGCGTGTGCTCCATCTCGGTCATCGTGTTCTAAGCATAGAAAAAGAACATACATTTTAAACCGTAGCAGAACGAGGTCAATACGTCTGTATAAAATCCACAGATACCTAAGTAGGAAGGGCGAATGTCCGTAACAGTTTTTTTAGCAAATCAGGGGTTCACCCTGCCTGCTACCAATTTTGATGATACACGCCGTGAAGCATACTTTAAAAATCCGGCGGATCCGAAAAACAAGTTATTGCCGGAGGAGGAGAAGATTTTGAGGGCTTTGGGGATTAATAAAGAGAATGCCGATTGTTTGATGCCGTATTTAGGACGTTTCTTCAAGCAGTTACCAAAATGTCAATCGGATGCGAATCTTGTTTTGGCAAAAGACTGCGAAGTTGTACAACATGTATTATGGGAAACGTTGTTTGCGGCACGAGCACGTAGTCAGAAAGCGTACGATGAAAATTGGATGACGAAGAAACCTTGGGCTGATATACAGGTTGCTATCAATAACGAGGTGATTAACGATTTGAAACCGAAGAAGGAAACGCTAAATGATATTGATAGACTATTTACTTTGATACTCAAAGCGGAAATCCCGGTAGCATCTGGGCTGGTTGCGCAGGCACCCGTCGCACCCGTGGCACCCGTCGCACCCGTTGTGCCCGTTGTGCCATCGGCGCCGATGGCTGAGCCATCAAAACCGATTGACGTCAATGATATTTTTACTTTGATAGTACCGAGCAAGATAGATGAAAATCCTCAGCCATTGACTCCATCTCCACCAGGATCTCAAATGGGTCCAGACGAGGCAGGTTCAGCGATTACAGCACCATCGGTAAAGACAGATTCAACAAAGTCTTCATGGTTCACACGGAAGAAGAAGACCCCTTTTACTTCGGCACCGGTTGAGCCGCAACCTGAAGAACCGGCTAAACCATCATGGTTCTCACGATTTACACGAAAGGCAGCGAAGAAGACACCGTTTACAGCGGTACCAAGTGAAACAGTTCAACCAACGGATGCGTTTGAGCAAGAAAATCCTATGCTAGCAAAGGGTCCAACGCCTACATCATCGGATAAGAAGTCACCATTTACAAAGGAGGGAACACAACTTCTTTTCAATACTCCACCAACATCTGAAAATTATGAAGGTCCAGCCAATCAACCTGGAAAGAGCCCATTTACGGCTGGACCAAGCCAGCCAGTTGAACCAACGGATGAATTTCAACAAGAGAATCCTATGTTGGCACGGCGTCCGTCTATTAATCAGGAAGGCAAGAGCCCGTTTACAGCAGGACCTAGACAGGTGCCGATAGGCGGACCTGAACGTGGACCGCCACTCAATGTAATACCTACAGAGGATGATATTAAGAATCAGTGTGAAGGGAAACCGAGACCGACAGAGCGCGAGTTAAATATAGAAGAATTCAAGCGGTCCATGTATTTCTTTTATTCCGTAAAGACCCAAACCGATGTTGATCTACGGACACCCGCCTTGGAGCCGGTAGTAGAATCAAAATTCATCGGTGACTGGCAAAAGGCAATTAAGGGAGCTCGTAATAAACTTACAGCATCCTTAAAATTCCTAGATGTTCCTGCCGATAAATTGGTAGAACTAAATAACTTATATAAGATATTTATTAACGGTGGCGATCGTCCCAGTCCAATTCTAGCGTTTAATTGTAATAAAATAGGAGAGACAGCGGCTGTATTTCTTGAACGATTATATCCAACAATTGAACGAACACCCAGCCAACGCATATATTTATTCCAACACGCTGATTGGCCGGCGGGAACTGGAAGTGATATTACCTTAGAAACCCCTAAGACGGTGAATGGTGTAGATATATCGATTCGCGACAAATCACGCAACGATTATTTTGTAAGCGAAGGAATGCGCCATTTAACAATTCTTACAACGCAAGATATAGATTACAGTGAAAATTACGACTTTGATTATAATATTCAAGGTAAACATATAACCGATTATCTTCTCATGCGCGACCTGTTCGCCAAGAATAAGAATTATGTATTGGATATCAGTCCGCAGTTGATATACTTATTTTACAAGGAGCGTAATCTCCCTCGTCCTACACCTGAGGGGCAGATGATTACTATTCAAGACGCCTTCTTTAAGAATGCCTTTGGCGGCAATCATATACCGCCACAACTCTCAACCGATCCACCAGTTCAGGAACAGATAGATATGGCGTATTATGCAATATGTAATGCTATTACAATAGGTGATGCCAAACCGTACAAGTTTTATTCAAAGCCTATATCTAGCAAGTTACCGGATATCATAGAATGGTTAGAAAACGCAACACCTAAGCAATATCAAACAATAAAGAATTTGATGGCGTGGGCTGTATCGGAAAAGGCGCCCATTGAACAGGCAGCACTTTTGGATCTTTTCAAGTCGGTTGCGAAGAAGCCACAATCGTTTTTCAACAAGATGTTCACCAGGAAAAATAAGAAAAATAAGAATACTGCGACAACCAGGAAGAATAAGGCACGAAATCAGGCACAAAATGAGGCGGCGGAGGTTGAGGCGCTAGCGCAAGCGCAAGCGCTAGCACAAGCACAAGCACAAGCACAACCACAAACACAACCGGTACAAATGCCTCCTACAGCGATTCGCCCATTACCAAATACACAAGGAATCTCGCCGATTGAGCTCGCACGCCAACAGCAAGCCCCTCAACGTTTATTGTTAGAAGCCCCAGCCGTCCCTGCTAAGAAAGGAAAGAAGGGAATGAATAATACGACTCGGAATAATATACTACGAAAGGCTCAACCGAGACCAGGTTCAGTAGCCGCCGAGTTAGGCATATCACCATCACGAGTGATGCCAACCACCGCAACACAAGTGCCTGTAAAAGCAAGTGCCCCTAGACCAGGTTCAGTTGCCGCAGCACAGGCAGCCGCAACGGCACCCTCAGCGGCACAAGTTTTAGAGCAAGGACGACGGGAATTGAGAGAATTACAAACAGCAGAACCTCCTCCAGATGTGAATGAACCTCCATTGGTGTTGGAAGAGCCGCCGCCAGTCAATCCACCGCAACGACAATGGGCAAATTTCTTCCGTGGACGTCCTGGTCCTTATATTAACAAACCTACTATGTCCCCAGGTGAGGATATAGATTCTATGTTAATCAATGAAGCATCAGAACAGGTGCCAACAACGACAACAACACCAACAACGACACCAAATGTATGGACTGGAACGTCAACGGTATCTGGAGCAACGAATCTAGATGTTAGAACTCCAGAAGAGCAAGCATTGATAAAAGAACGCCTAAATGCCCGTAATGCGAAGA